CCGACCCTTGGCCGTAGACAGAGTTCGGGTTGGCATCGCCAGACCTGTACGCAGTCGGACCAAACACGCGCGCCTGTGACTCGGCAGCGAGCGCCTTCGGCATGTCTCTGGGTGAAGGAGCGCCTTGCGGTCCCGCATCACTGCTGCCAACTGCACCGAAACGGAGAAGCCGCTGCACCGGGTCGTTTGGCGAGACGCCCGCCTGATCCGCCTGACGCTGTCGTGCCTGCGCCATCTCTACCCCGGTGCGCTCGTCTCGGGAGTCTGTCCCCGCGTACCACGGTCGCTGATACTGAGGCTCTTGCGGGCGTTGAAACGCAGGTCCGTCAATAGTCCCTTGCGACCGTTGGAGCGAGTCGTCGTCAGAGTAGTAATTGCCCATAGTGTTCTCCTTACTTCACTCGGTCGCCGTGGACGCGCTGGAGGTGCCCCGTGCGTTGGCGGTATTCGTTGCGTTTGACTTCGTTCACACCCATGTTGAACTTGGCGAGGGCATTCACGGCAGCGCCATCGTTGCGTCCGTCCACGTCGTCGTTGCCCCAACACCGGTACGCCGCCCAGTCAGCAATGATGAGCTGGTACCGCTCTTTCAGCTCCAGTTCAGCGTCGAGATTGTCCAGCGTGATCGCAGCAGGCAGCTTGGCCACACGAAGAATGGCGGTGTAATCCATGTCGGGCGCGGGGTAGAACCGGATCGACTGCGTCGCGGTGTCGGTCATGAACCGGTTCGGGCGCATCAAACCGGTGTCAGTCGGCGTCCAGCTTTCAGTCACGTCGATCAGGTTATTGTAGAACCCGTCGAGCCGTACCTGATACACAAACGCGACGTCGTCATCGAGCGGGTACAGTGCCTCTCCAGCGGTTATCGCCAGCTCGCGGTCAGCTTCGACGAAAGAGTGTGTACGTTCGACAAGGCGCTGCTGCCCCTCATCTAGGTACCGCACGAGCAAGTCATCGGGAAACAGCGGCGGGGTGTTCTTGTCCCGCAGCAGGTGTTTGCGCGTGTAGTCGAGAAGGTCTTGTCCGGTCATGTGTGCCCCTTAAAGCTGCTGTCGCACAGACTTGCTTCAGTATTGTACAACGAAATAAAATCCGCCGAAGCGGGCCTTTTTCCTGGTACGTGATGTTAATACGTGCTACTTGTAGAAACCGTCGTACCGCCGTCGGCACGCAGGGAAGCCTGGACGTTGAGATTGTTGAACATGGCCGTTGTCATTTGGGCAATTGCCTGTGCTTCAGCCAGCATAGCTTTTAACCTGTCCTCAATCAATGTCAAGTCAGACATCTGGTTTTTTGCAGCAGCATCAAGCTCCGTCGAGTTGTTGTACTGTGCAACCTTCGACATGACTTCCTGGGCTTGTGTACGCGCGTTGTAGTAGGCAGACACCGAAGAGATCAGTTTGCTCTGTGCGTCGTAACCGATGTTGGTCAGGCGCGACGTCATCTCAGGTGCCGAGGCCAGCGACTTGACGTACTCGACAGCGGCGTTCATCGCCATACCACGCAGCGACAGGAGCTTCTCGACATTGATCATAGATGTCATCCACACTTACTGATGCCGGGATGCTGACAAGCGGCTCAGAGATGGTTGGAACAGTTACTGTTCCAGCGGTTACCTGTGGGGCGGCTGTTACTTCAAGGAATCCGGAAAGCGCGTTAGCGATTTTTGTCTCAAACTCCTCCTTCGTTGTTATACCCTCATTCCATGTTGCGTTGATTAGGTCCTGCAACACGATCATGGAAGAATTGGGAACTTGGTAAAGCGCCTGCTGTGTCCCCATTCCCGTGATTAGTTGGGCCTCCAGGTTGATAATGTCAGCCATTGATAACCCTTTCGTGAGCAATACGAGTTGCTTCGTCAGCAACAGCATCGACAATGTATTGTAGCCAGGCGTCTGTTAGGTCTACAGAGGCAACTGATCCTGGAACAACAAAAGGACGGCCGTCCTTGAATTCAATTACACGAACAGTATCTGTCACGCTTAAATTCTCCTACCCGATGCAACCGGCGCAAAGCTTATGCTTGCCAGTGTAAAATCAGCGCCTTCGGTATTATAAACCTTTAATCCGAAATAGTTTTCCCGCAAACCCTTGCCAACATCGACGCGCTGGATCATCAGGTCGCTGGAGATGTCGCGGGCCAAGTACTCATACTCGGTGCTGTCCGGTGTCACCACTGTCTTGAACTTGGCGAGGGCATTCACGGCCGCGCCGTCGTTGCGGCCATCTACGTCGTCGTTGCCCCAGCAGCGGTACGCCGCCCAGTCAGCAATGATGATCTGGTACCGCGCCTTCAGTTCAAGTTCGTGGTCGAGGTTATCGAGGGTGATTGCGTCTGGTAGCTTGGCGACCCGCAGAATGGCGGTGTAGTCTATGTCCGGGGCAGGGTAGAACCTGATCGTCTGCGTCGCCGTATCGGTAGCGAACCGGTTGGGGCGCATCACTGCCGTGTCCGTCGGGAGCCAACTCTCGGTGACATCGACCAAGTTGTTGTAGAACCCGTCGAGGCGTACCTGATAGACAAAAGCCACGTCGTCGTCCAGCGCGTACGTTGTCTCGTTGGCACTGATCTCCAGCGTGCGGTCGGACTCGATGTAAGCGTGCGTCCGCTCGACAAGACGTTGCTGGCCTTCGTCCAAGTAGCGAACAAGGAGATCGTTGGGGAACAGCGGCGGCGTATTAAAGTCGCGCAACAAGTGTTTGCGCGTGTAGTCAAGAAGCTCTTGCCCGGTCATATATGCCCCTTACGCTGATGTGACGCCAGAACCTTACGCATTATATCCCCGTTACGTGCCCGGAACATCGACTTGCGCTTGCGTCGTTATGGTCGAACCGCCGGCTTGCATCGTGACGCCGACATGGAGGTTGTTCAGCGCTGCGGTTGCCTGCTGCGCGATAGATGCAATATCCGCCAGCAACGCTTTCAGGTTGAGTTCGGTGATGTTCAGTTCGGCTGCTTGGTTCGACTTCGACGCGTCGAAGGCCAGTGAGTTGTTGTACTGCGACACCTTGCTCATCACTTCCTGCGCCTGAGTGCGGGCGTTGTAGTAGGAAGACACGGAAGAAATCAGTTTGGACTGCGCGTCGTAGCCAATGTTGGTCATACGGGAAACCATATCGGGGGCGGAGGCAAGTGCCTTCACATAGTCCACCGCATCACGCATGGCCACGTCCCGTAGTTTAAGCAGGTTCTCGACGTTGAACTTCTGCATATCAACAGACATCGTGGCAACCTTGCGGCTTGACTCTGCGATCTCATCCTGAGACTTCATCTGAATCTGGATGGCAGCGTTTGCCGCCGCACCAGGCGGAAGAGGAAAGCGCCGTGCTGCAAATACGTCGAGGATGTCAGCTTGCGCCCTGGTGGTGTCGTAAGTGATGCGGTCCCTGTCATCAGTCCATATCTGGCTTGCAACAGCAGGAGGCAAGCCGACTTCAGGGTTTGCAAGCGCAGCCTCCAGCCAATCTTCCATCGCTTGATAGGCAACCTGTTCGTCTGGAAAATACGTGTCACGGAACGTAGTGAATTGCCCTGCAAGCCAAGTGGCCAGTTCAATGTATTCAGTGGTGAACTTGTCGAAGATGTCATCGACCGTCGCGTTGGCGGGAATATCAACATACGGCTCGGTGATTGACGGGACAGCCACCGTACCAGCCGCGATAGTCGGAGCCAAGTCCGGATCGAGCATCCCGGTCGCGCCAGTAACGTCGGCAACTTTGGTTGTAACAGAGTCCGACTTCGTAAGGGCTAAGTTCCACGTCGCGTTGATGATGTCCTCAAGGACTTCCATCGAAGCGTTCGGAACCTGATACAGATTGACCCCGTTGGCTGGCGTGCCGATCAGGTGAGCCTGAAGATTGATAATGTCGGCCATGATTAAATCCTCCTGCCGGACGCTGCCGGCGCAAAGCTGACACTCGCCAGCGTGAAATCAGACCCATTGGTGTTATGCACTTCCAGGTCATACCAGTTGGACCTAAGCCCCTTGCCCACGTCCACCCTCTGCACCCTCATCTCCGTACTGCAGGAGCGAGAAATATAGTCGTAGGCGTTGTCTTCGGTTGTTACGACAAGCTTCATCCCCGTGTCTGAGGAAACACCAAGGTAGCAGTTCGGAAGCCTCTTCAGATTCTCCACACCAAAATCGACCCGGCCCAGCCCGATATGCGCGTCTATAGCTTCTGTTCCAGACAGAAGATAAATGCCGTCTACCGTCGTGCCATATCCTCTGCTGATAGAGACAACCCCGAAATCTTGGTATTCCGTTGCCGCCCCGCTTTCCAGATTCATGCAGTACCCACACGAAACCACCCGACGATACCCACGATCCTCGAACACACCAGAGTACGGGAACCCCGCAAGCGTCACGTCGACGTTGTCCTGCATCATCGCGACAACTTGCCCCTGCTCGTCGCCGACGACGATGCCCTTGTCTCCGAACCACCCGACGAGGCGCTTATGGGGAACTGCGAACGCTGTGCCAAACACACCGCCATAGGGTAGTGGGTCAGTTATTCGCTCGATCTTGGAAATGTCTCCACCAAACCAGTAGGTCTTGTTGGCAGTCGCCACGAACAGCCCATACTGATTCGGCGCAACCACGGTAATGTCGTCCTCGAAATCAATGTACCCATCTGCTGCGTTGTAGTAGCCGAGACGGAAAGAGAGTCCGTAGTAGAGTCTGGAGCCAGTCGCGCCGCACAACCTACCCATGTGGACACACAAGTTATGGCAGGGCGGCATCGGCTCTGCGAACACCGCCTCTGACGAGGCAGTCATAGTCAGCGTCGTGATGTCTGCCGTTCCCGTGCCTGCGATAATGACTGCGTGGAGATACACCTGCGAGCCATTAAGCTCGGAAACGAATACCTGAATGTGTGTTCCACCTGCTGTTGCTCCCGGCAGAGTCACCTGTAGCGCCCCGGCGGCGGCAAGGTCGTAGGTTGTCGAGGCGGATATGCCGCCTGCCTCTCCGGTCACGCTGTTGTAATGGCGGACAGCGACTTGGTACGACCCGGCATGTAGCGCGCCAGCAATCGGCGCAACGGCGGGGGCAGCCGGAGTTGGCAGCGCCCATGGAAACCAGATGCCGGACTCGATGCGTCCATAGTCCGTAGCGTTGGAGCAATACACACTTCCGTTGTGTTCTACGTAGTGAAGAACTGCGTCAGTCGATAGCGACTTGACCAACGTTTCCGAGTACGCCGGAGAAACAACGATAGCGTAGAGGACGCTGTTGCGCACAAGAAACCCGGCGGTGGCGCTCGTCAGGTAGAGTGAATGCGCCCCCGTCATGGCTTGCACAATTGTCATCCCATTCCTGCGGCGCACACGCCCGGCGTTGTCGATGTCGACATTGACGGCAGAGGCGAGATAACTCCCCTTGTCGGACTGCAAGGAAAAGTCCGGAAGCCGGTTATTCAACCCAAGGAAAGGCCCGATTGGCGTAGTTTTCATAGTTTTCCTTTAGACCCACCCGGTCCAGCGGTAATACTGGTTAGGATTGTACACTGGAAGATAGGCAGACCCGCTCCCAGCATTAACAGACGCCCAAAGTTGTGCGTCAACATATGGATACAGGCTGCTCACGTAGAATAACGTAACCAGCGTACTTTCGTCTTCAGACGGAATTGTTGCAAAGGAGTCATGGAAATGAGTGATGTACAGGGAGTAAAGCGGGGCAAGGGTCTTTGTGTAGCTTTCTGATGAATATACTGACGCGTGGTCGTTGAAGTAGTCGTTTCCAATTAAATCGCCGAATGAACAAAGCTCTACTCCTGTAAAGGGGTGTGTATATCGCACATTCAACATAGCCATCGAGCCGTTGGTGTAGTTATAGTTTGTTACATGGCTCCTTGTTACGGAGAACGTTCCGCGATCAACCAAGTCCCTCTCGTAAATAAAGACCGCGCAGCAATCAAAAAACGGAATAACGGCTGTCCTGAAAACACGAGTTTCATTTGCGACGTGTACATCAACTATGCTCCCCAGGTCTTCTTCGGTCCACGTGAAGTGTTCACTTTTGAATGTGTATGGCTCGTTCAAGTACTCACTACAATATCCGCTCCACCCGTCAATTTGTTGTCCGCACCCGTAGCTTGTGATAGACACAATCGACTCTTTCATTGCCCGCGTTTGCGCTGGCGCCGCGCACCCCATCCCATGATATTTTTCTGTAATTTGGCACGTTCCGGTTTCAAAGAAACCGCCATACGTTGCAGCGCCAACAGAAAAAGAGGCCTCTCCGTTTCTGTATCCAGACCAAGCCTTAGACGTTACAAGTCTTCTTCCCTGCATAATGTAGGAGGTTATATAGGCAGAAGAAAGGTGGTTTCCTCCAGCTCCGGGCCAATCGGCGTCAGTATCGTAATATGCCGCCGCAGTTATTCCTATTGACTGTGAATAGCTGACCGTCTTCAGATCACTTCTTCGATCATAGAAGCAGTGAAATTTTCCCGATCCGTTATATGCGTAGTTGCTGTTCAGTGAAAACATATACATACGCCCGCCTGTTTCATAATCAGGAAGAAATATGTGGTCGTTCCCTCTCCAGTCTCTCCACTCTTCTATAGAAATCGTGCTGGCTGCAAACCCAAACGACGTAGTTCCTGAAACGGCCCAGTTCGTTATTGCAACAGAATGGTGAGTGCTTTGAAAATGTGTATCCAGCCCTGACCCGATGGTTTCTACGCTTATTATGTCCGCCTTTGTACCATTCCAGTTGAAGCTCCACCCATAGACCATAGAAGTGGCAGAGGGAAACGCTCCGGAATAGGCTCCGTAGGGAGTGGAGTCAACATAGCTTCCGGCAAAAATGTACGCTTCTATCTTGTCTCGATCAGAGTCCGAAGGTGGAATGCTGTCGTTGAGTTTGGCGCGGAGCTTGTTGATCTTGTCCTTGTGCTCCTTGCGCGGTTTCAGTTGATAGACCGTAGCGGTTGTTCCTGAAATCTTCAGAATGAAGTGTTCATTCTCTGCTGTTGTAACAATTCCTGCCCCTTTGCTACCGAGATTGCTAAACTCGACGCCGTCAACAATGACTCCATTTGCGTTGTTTGATTGGATGTTCTGGTCCGGAGATAAGAGCGCTCCGTAACGAGCCTGCATGAACAGCCGCATCTTTCCAGAAAACATCGACGCCGGGCACGTGACCATCGCCTTGCGTTTGGTCAGCATGGCGGTTATCCACGAAGAGTTGTTCGCATAGACGGTAGGTATGCTTGTCGCCGGAGAAATCATCCCATCGTACAGGGTGGCGTTTGCCGGTGGTGTCCCTCCACCGTACTTTCCATAAATCTTTCCGTTTTCCTTGTCGCTCTGAACTCCGTCCGCGTCCTTTATGTAGCCTAGCCACGGGTTTGTCACGCCCGTCTTGAACCACCACTGGCCCTGTCCATCAGACAGCCCGTAATACTGGTTGATCGTGTTGGCGTGTGGGTATTGCGTGGAGCCTGTTTCAAGAAAGATGGCAGTTTCTTCTTCTTCTGAGGTGTCAGATGTCGGGTCTTCGACTACAAATTCGACAAACCCTGCGCGTGTTCTACAACGCACCGTGCTGCCATCAGCGCCTCTCCGAATGATTGTGCGAATCCCCATGCTGTCATGGATCGTGTCGAGCATCTGGCGCTCGTTGGCGTCACCTGTTGCGCGAGGCTGGCGCGTGATGATGAAAGGATCGTCGTCTTTTTTCATTGGAGGACGTAGACAGAATAAGTGGATGTTTTTGCAAACACGCAGTCTGCGTCGACAGGAACTGTATTGACGACAACAAAAGCGTAGTTGGAGACAAACGCGGCGTTCGCCGCTCCTTGTAGGGCTGCCATGCTCGGCCACGCAGGGATGCCGTAGAACGAGGTAGTCGAGGCCAGTGGAATTGCTGCGCTCGATTCGATGCCGGTACGTGAAGCAAAACTTGCAGACGCCGCTCCATATACTGAGAAAGCTGCTCCGATCAGGGCTTCTCCACGAAACGATAGCGCGCTTTCCGTGGTTCCTGTGAAGGCAGCCCCATATAGGTTAGCGCTGCGAAAGTTTGGCACGGTCCTGCCATGCACTAAAATAGCTGTGTCGTAGTTTCTCCCGCCCTTTAGTTGTGTAGTTGTGTTTCCGGGGATTTGGATCGTTCGGTTGACTAGCACCTGCCGGGCGAAAGCTGGAGTAGATGCCGATGCAATAGTCGCTATGGCCCGAATCGCGCCGATAAGTTCTATGCTCAGTGCCGTGTTGTTTTGAATTGCTGTCTTGCTCCCGGCCCTGAATAGGGCCGAAGAACTCAACTCAAAGGCGATGGTTCTCTGCCACGTAACAAAGTTGGCAGTGGAACCGGATGAAATATTAAAATCTCGGTAGGGGTGCTGCGCCGTTACCGTAGTACCAGTTTGCAGTGAGAACGAGGAACCTGCAAAAAAGCTAGTCTGTGTTCTACAAAATATTCTTAGTGTCGGAACCTCAATAGCGCGCTGGAATACAACAGACGTACCTAATGGGGCGGAATAGGCGAGACCCGTTCGTATAAACCCTACTGCGTCTCCGTTTGGGACTGTATAGCTCATTACAGTGGCACGAGCCTGTCGAATATCAAGGCGTTTTGGTCTCCCCCTGACGGAGCAGTTGTTCCGTCGTGGCAGACAGCAAAATGCTCAGTGTTTGCTGTCGCTGATATACTCCACGCTCCGGTTGATGCGTTTGATACTGTGGAACCTACTAGCCCTCCGGATGAGCGGTCATATAAACGAACGCGGCGCTCTAGGGGGGTGCCGTACTCGTCTAGAACCGTTCCTGACACAGTGTATAAGTATATTGTGGAGTAGCTTTTCGTTTGACCCGCCGTGAAACTTTGTGCGCTCCGGGTATCAATCGTTGTCCAGTTCGTGTTGTCATTTGACCCTTTTAGGGTCCAAGCACTTGGTGCGTAAGTCGGTTGTCCACCATCTGTCATTTTGTATGATCGGCACTCGTAAGCAACGCCAACGCCTAAATCAATCTTGACCCAATGAGGATACGCTGCGTTGTACTGCCAAAAATACGATGACTTTGTGCCGTCATCAAATAACCTGTCTGGGGCGCGATTAGCATCGTACTGCCCGTCACCAGTAACGGTCATGGATGGCGTAGTGAAATCAGAAACTCCGGGGTTATCTGAAAAAAGCTCAATTTCACCAAAAATAATCGCCGTACCATTACCAGAAGTGAAATCAAACTTATAATACCTAAACGCCGCCACGCTTAATCCTCAGTGATCGTCGATGCCGTAGTGATCTGCGGAACCACGCCCGTAGACACCGAGATCGACGGTGACAATGATCCGGTCATCAGCATTTTCCCTGTTCCGCTACTCAGTGTGCCGATGCCAACGTGGGTGATCGTCGCCGTACCTGCCGAGCAGGTTCCGAACGAGATGGTTGCAACTGGAGAGACAGAGTTTCCTGTAACAGTCCAGCCGCCTGACGTGCGGGCAACAGCAACACGGGCATAACCAGTGTATGTCGTCTCGTTGGTCGATTGCCCTGACGCAGCCGCATCCGTAGGGTCAGCCGTATGCAGACTCATGTACAGGTTCGTCAGCGGCGAGGACGCCGCGTTGTCAGCGATGTTGGCAATCGCCGTACCCTGGAACAAAAGTTTCAGGAAGTCGTTCTCGAAAACATCAGTTTTGCCGGCCATGATAATTACTCCTTGGGTGTGTGCGCAGAGCGCGAGGGGGTCTTGGTAATGAAAAACATCTCCTGCTCGTAACTGGAAACGATTGCTTCGGAAGACTGGTTTGCGAATGCATGCAGTTGCTCGGCGCTTGCATACACGGGGGCGTTGCCGGTCAGTGCGTAAGCGACTCGCGTTTCCTTGATCGGCTTCGGTGTAGCCTGCTTGGCCTGACGCTGCGGCTTCTCTACCGTAACCGTGCGGCTTGGCAAGATAAACAGGGCTTTGTCACCGGTCTGCATGCGAACGACGTCGACAGAATCAATCGCCGACAGGTTGTGGCGCTCGGCTATCGAGACGATTTGCTCTACTACATCCAGCGCATAGACGGTTTCGAGAACGTGGCGTGCATAGGTGCGCTGGTATTTGTTGAGGTCGAAGTACCGGGTGTTGAGCGCGAACCACGCCTGCCCTGCAATACTGCCAATACCCACCAGCATCGCGCTGGCGTCAATATCAATAGCCGCCTGGCCAGAGGTCCATAGCGCACCGCTGATGCCGCCAGTGATACCGAGCGTTATGTCGGTGCTGCCAGAGGTCCATAGCGGAGAGAAGATGCTGCCGTTGGGCAGGATCGAGACGGCGGACGCACCGGACAGCGAACCAATGCCGCGCAGCACGGCGTTGCCGTCGATGGAAACCTGGCCGGACCCGAGTAGTGCGCCGAGCGCAGTTGTCGTTCCCGTGCTGGACAACGACACGGTAGCAGAACCGGCTGCGTTCGTAGCGAGGTAGGCTTCACCCGTCGAAGAGATGACGATCTGCGCCGCCCCGGTTGCGAGCAGCACACCGATGAGCGTTGCCGACGCGCCGAACTGAACGCCTGCCGTGCCGGTCGCCTGTATCGTGCCGAACAGGGTGGCAGACGCGCCTAGCTGAATACCTGACGTGCCGTATGCGTT